TGCCTGCTGGTTGATGGCGTCAAGCTGCTGTTGCACCGCCGCCGTGGCGCCGCCCTGATCCCAGCGCTTGCCGGCGGCGTTTGTGATGTTCAGAAGGCCAGCGTCATTGACGCCCAGGAACACATCGCCGCCCGCGCGCGCAGCCATACCTTTGCGCGTCGGGCCGAACAGGCCGCCTGCCGTGCCGCCGACAAAACCGCCGATGATCGGGCCAAGCGGGCCTAGAACAGGAATAAGCGCAAAGCCGATAGCGGTGCCGATCGCTGCCCCGATGGCGCTGCCGGCCATAGGATCAGCCGTGCCGCGAATACCGCCGCTAATGGTGCCGCCCAACATGCCAGCGCCGAAGCCTGCAGCGGCACTACCAAGCGCGGTGCCGATGGTCATCGTTCCCGCGCCCATACCAGTAGTGGCCGCCGTTGGTGCCGCTGGCAAGCCAGCCATAGCTGCCGAAGGCGTCATGCCGGCAATAGAAGGCGCGGCAACCGCAGGCGCAGCAAAAAACCCTCCGCCGCTAGTCCAAATTGGCGTAGCCAATAAACTGGCAATGCCCGCGCCAGCACCGCCCAGCCCAAGCATGCTCATCAGGCCACCGCCGCCACCACCGCCCGCCATGCCAGAAATCGCCTGCCCTGCCTGCAATATCTGGCCCGCGCCAATACCGCCGCCGCCGCCTGCGCTTACACCGCCCGGCGCCATGCCACCGCCAAAGCCCAGCGCGCCCATGATCGGCGTCACGAAACTCGACACGATAGGCGTCACGATTGGCCGGATTACCGCCTCTGCCGCGATGCGCGCGAAAGTGCGGCGCACCATCTGCAACATGCTCTCCATCAGGCCGGCAAAGCCGCGCCCGGTATTGCTCCAAAGCGTAGCGAAGCTATCCGCCGAATACCGCACTATGTCATCGGTAATCTGCCGATTAAGGCGCTCGCGCTCCTGCAAGGCGCGTTCTTCAGCCTGCCGCGCTTCACGCATGGCAGGGCTTAATTGCGCGACAGCCCTGTTATAGCGTTCCTGAGATATTTGCCCGGCGCTCAAAGCCGCCGCCAAAGCGCGCACTTGCGCCTCGTATTTTTCATTTTCCGTTGCGGCGCTTTCCGCCAATGACACGCCCTGTTGCACAAGCCTTTGATTGTCGCGCTGGGCATCCGTCAAACGGTCAGTCGCATCGCGCGCCCTATCGCTGCGCTCGACAAGGCGCGACAAGGATGCATCGCGGTCGCGTTCGGCAATGGTGCGAAGGCGCGTTGCCTCTTCTTGATTGAGCGTGCCGCGCGCTGCCAATTCGTCAATCTGCCTTACACGCTCGGCATGTTCGGCGCGAATAGTGCGGTCCTTATCCAGCGCCTTGTAGAGTTCCTCTAGCCGCGCCTGATCCCTATTCCGCTGCGATTGAATGGCGCGCTGCCCGGCAGTGTATTCCTCCGCCTCGCCAGCCTGTTGCGCTTCACTCTCCAACTGGTTCCGTTGCGCGATGAACCTTTCAAGCTCCTGAATGGCGAGAACGCGCTCTTGCCTCAATGCGTCAAGATTGCGGCGCATAATGCCGCGTGTGCCCCCTGGCATGGCGCCACCAAGCGCGCCTTCCGCATTGGCAATCTGCTGATCCAGATTAGTCACGCGCTCACGGCTACGGTCATAACCGGCTGTTGCCAATTCAAGCGGAGTGCCAAGGCCCAAAGTCTGGCGCCCCGCATTTACCGCCGCTGCCGCCGTTTGTGCCGCCCGCGCAATTCCCTGCGACAATCCAAGCGCGCGGTCCAAGTCCGCCGCAAAGCGCGTCATTGCCTCGCCAAGGATCGAGAAAGACCGCGCCATAGTGACCGGCATTTTCTCAAACTCGACATTGATGGATTGACCCGCGCGCAACAATGCAGGGAAAACTACATCGGCACTTAGCTTGCCCTCCGAGCCCATCTTGCGAAGCTCGCCAACTCCCACGCCCAACTCGCGCGCCAATGCCGCGCCAAGCGTTGGCATGTTTTCCAATATCGAGCGGAGTTCGTCGCCCTGCAATCGCCCGGATGCAAGCGCTTGGCCTAACTGCATTGTGGCGGCAGCGGTTTCTTGGGCACTTGCGCCCGCAACAATCCCCGCTTGCTGAATCGTCTGCACAAGGCTAAGGACTTGCGCCTGAGTGGCGCCGATGTCGCGCGCTGCGACAGCGAAACGTCCAAAAGCTCCGGCGCTTTCGGATACCGCAACGCCAGTCTTTTGCGACAACTCAAACAGGCTTTGATAAGCCTTTTCCGCCGCGCCGATTGATCCCGTCGCGGCCCCTAGGCGCGCCAAGGAAGCCGTCGCCTGATCCCCGGCGCGTGCTATGCCACTGCCCGCTGCAATGGCGCTGGCGCCAATCGCAGCAAGCGCAACAGCTACGCCGCCTGCGCCACTGGCGAAAGACATCAGCGTATTGCCAGCCGTGCCGAAATTCGCGCCAAGTAACCCGATGCTGCGAGCCGCCGCGCTTGACGATGCGGAAAGGCTATTCATCGCCGCGCCGCCGTTCTTGGCGAAATCCAAAGCGGCCTGATTATTGCGCTGCTCAAGTGCGATGTTGCGCTCAAGCCGCGCCATATAAACATCACGGGCGCGCGTTGCTTTTTCGATTAGCGCATTGGCCTCAGTCTGAGTTTTGATTGATGCGCCGACCTCTGCATTGATCCTGGCAATGCGAACTGCCAACTGCTCATCAGCACGCGCCTTGGCAAGCGCCACTTTCGCGCTAGCGTCAATGCTCGTAACAAGCGTTCCAAAGCTCTTCTCGGCTTTTTTGGCCTTAACCTCTGTGGCGTCCATAGCGGCGCCCATGTTTTTCAATTGATCTGTCGCCGCCTTTACGCCAGCGCTCATCTGATCCTGGAAACGAGTTCGATATGCGAGATCGACTTCTTCAGTGGTCGCCATGATAGACCCCCTTCAAGTCGCGCGCAGAATGACAGCCGGATAATTCATGGCGTCACCCTTATTGGAAAACTTTGGCTTACCAAACTTAACCGCCCGCCCGCGTGAATTAAAAAACTGCGGGCGCGAAACAAAGCCGCCTTTCATGGTGTATGGCGCGGGCGCCGGACCTTGCGGCAGTTCCACAAAAACATGACTGGCGCGAACATTTTTGTATTTCCGCTCTACTGCCAACTTGCAAAGATAGGTGAGCGTTGCCTTCGTGCCGCCGCGCGTCATTTCCAGCTTGCGGTGGTAAGGCTGGGGATTGACAATCATTACTTCAGCATCGCGGGGCATTTTTGCAAGATCACCGCGCCATAATTGCCAGTTCACAAAAATCACCCAACTCTTGCGATACCGCCCCGGCGATTTACTATCTGTGCCGACCGGAGAACGTCCGACAAGAAAGCCAAAAGCAAAAGCAGCCGCATCTCTTAAAGGGCTGAATTGATAAACGATAACGCCGCCAGGCTTTACCGTTTCAGGTGCTGCGCCTTTGCGGCCATCGACGATAGTGGTGTAATTTTTTGACGCGCGACCCTGCGCTTGACGCCGCGCAACATCTTTGCGCGCGAAACGCGCCAATGCGGCAGACTGCGCCGCGCCAGACAGGTTCTTATCAATAAAGACATCAATCTGGCGCGCGTAAGACATTACTTGGCAGCCTTCACCTTTTCCGCATGAACCGCGAAAAACTCCGCATCAATCAAGCGAAGCCCGTCTAGCATCAATTCCCGGTCAGCACCATAAATGCCGCGATAGTCAGCCCATGCCAGCGCAGCGCGAAATGGCGTCTCGCTTGGCATCATTGGCCCCATGCCGCCGGCAATCCAAGGTCGCTCACTTGAAAGCCCCTGCCACGCGGTCCAAAGCCAAAGCAGATCAGCGCCGAGGGTAGGTTGCGCTTCGCCATCGCCAAGCGCTTCGGCTACGCTTGCAGCGCGGCTCCATCGGAATTGATAGGCCGCGAAGGTGCGGAGTTTCCCAAGGCTTCCTCACGGTCAGACGCGCGGCGCTCAGTGGCCAGCGCCACCGCCTCACGCGCCATGTCCAGCAAAGGCCGGAAGCGCTCGGTAAGCGCCATCTCGCGGTATTCCTGAATGGTGACAGGCCCCTTGTCGCCTTCAAGGTTTTTCACGTTCAAGACCAGCTTGGAAAGCACAAGTTCATCTTGCGCGCGCTGCACCATCGAAGGTGGCAGGCCATCAAAGCCCTGTTTGTTGTTCTTGATCACGCCTTCTTCTTTGGCGCGGCGCAACAGCTTGCGGTAAGCGGCGCTTTCGGCGTCAAAGAATGCAGCGTCCTTCGCCTTCACCAGCAATTCAATGTCAAGCGTTTCGTCTGGCCTGATCCAGACGCCATCTGTAAGCGCCTCGACATCGCGCTCCAGCATATTGAGTTTCGTAGCCATGTTTGGTTAACCTTTTGCGGGATTGGCGGGTTGCGGGATGGTAGGGGCGCCCAACGACCCGCCGTGCCGGGCGCCCCTGCTCCGCGCGGGAGCATCGCGGCAGTTACGCCGCGATCTTGTTAGGCGGCGAAACGATCAATCTGAATGGCTGGCAGTGCGAGATCATTGCCGCCTTCAATGTCGAAACGCGCCAGAATGGCTTGGTTTGGCCCGCCAACCTGAATGTTCGGGTTCATCAGATTGGCGCCAGGCAGCGTGAAAATATAGCTATTGCCGGCAGGGTCACGCTTGCGCCAAGACACGCGAGAACGCGTCTCGGCTTTGAAAAGCGCGTATTGCGTGAAGTCCTTAAAATAGAGTTCAATCTGACCGGCGACTTGCACCTGGCCCCACCGCGCGCCCTGAGCGGCGGCGCTGCCCATCCCGTAATCCATGCCAGCGCCTTCGCGGGAGACCGTCAAAGACACGGAATTGACGGCGGCGGTAAGCGCCGTGTCATCAATTTGAACGCCACCAAAGGCGGCCACGCTGTCAAAAAATCCGCCCGTGGGTGCCGCGTTCACCGTGCCGTTACCAGCGGCGGCAATCGCGCTCACTTCATCACGCGCCACCATGTTTAGGCTGCCAGTAAAAAATTGGCCGGTGCCGCCGGATAGCGAAAGCGAGCCCACCATGGCGCCAGCGTAGCGCAACCAAAGCGCAGCGGCAAAGCGATTTTGTAGGTGGTAGCTTTTCACCAGGTCGCCATTGCGAAGCATCCCGGCATTGCGGACAGAAGCCGCCGTGCCAGCCGGGGTTTCGGTGCTTGCGATAAGGCGCCCGGCAAGAATGAGGCTTGTGTTGCTGCTTTTCGTGGCAATGCGATAATAGCCATTGTTCGCACCGCTGCCAGCCGTAAAGCCGCGCAATTCAATCCACTGGCCCTCGACCAAGTTTTGAAACTTGTTGGAGGTGGTGGATGAGAGAACATTCGTGCCGGTGGTCACGGTAATGTCAGCCCCAACGCCAGCGATGGTTTGCGCCGTCGTCCAATCGCCACCAAGCGCGCCCGCAAAAAAATCATCAAACGTGCCATAGGACAGGTTGAAATTGATAGCGCCGCTGGCCTGTTCGCTTTGTGTAACGGCTGGCGACACGCGGCGGCTGCCCGTGATTTCATTCGGACGAGTGCGCGCCTTGCTGCCCGATAGGCTTTCGCTGGTGATGCGAAGCGCGGTGAAGGCGCTCGCTGGCGCCGTGCCCCATGCGCTCTCCGGCACATAGGATAGCGTCGTTTCAGTCGTTTCAATACCGGCCTGATAGCCGGTGACAGAACCGCTCATGATAAATTCCTTTTCAGGTTCTGCGGCTAGGCCGCGTGATAGCCTGCGCTATGCAGGCCGGTCGGTGTAAACCCACTCAATCGTGACAGTGAGAACCCACCATTTGCCATCCTCGGACGGGACGCCCGAGCCGACGCTTGCGCGGCGATAGACGGTGTAACCCACCACGCCGCGATAGATGTTTGCTATGTCTTTGGCGATCTGGCGCGCATCTGCGCTGCCCGTGCCAAGCGGCACGATGACATGCACGATGAACGTGCCGCGTTCTTCCCACGCGCCGTTGCCGAGTTCGATAGGCTCCAGAATGTCGCCATCGGCTTCCACCGAAAGCCAAGGCGCCAGGTCAGGCGTGGTGAACGCCTCATTCGGCCACTCAATAGGATATGGCAGCGCGGCGGCGGTAAGCCGGTTGCGCGCATCAGTCCAAGGCGCCGGGGTCATCCGCCACGCACCCAAAGTTCATAGGAAGTCAGGTTCTTT